ATCCTCAGAAGCAAACGTGACTGCTCCGCCTGCGCGGTTATATTTCACCGCATTGCCGCCGATATTCTGCAAAACCTGTTTCAGATAAAGCGGACTGCCAATCAAATGACGATATTTATGCTTCCCCATCTGCATCTGAAAATGGATGGCATATTCCTGCCCCTGCATCTCAATGATACTCGTTGTTTCTGTCAAAAGCTCAATCAAATCAAACGGCTTATTTTCCGGTTTCATTTCACCGGATTCCAGCTTGTTCATATTCAGCACATTATTAACCAACTCCATCAGAAAGCCGGATGCCTGCATTACCTTATGACGGCACTCCGCCTGCTTTTCCATGTCATCCGCATAATACTCGGCAATCGCAGTCACGCCCCGAATCCCATTCAGCGGCGTGCGAATATCATGGCTCATGCGGCGTAGAAAATCCGTCTTTGCCATATTGGAGGTACGCAGCTCACGCCCCTGCCGCTCCAGATAATTGATGTAGCTTCTTGTCACTCGCGTGAGCAGCAGGAGCGCTGCAATCAGAATGAGCGCAAATTCTGCCATAGAAAGCGGTAAGGTTTTATTCGCGGCACGAATTTTATAAGAAACGAGAATATCATATTCCCCCATTTTTTCATAGACAACATAACGGCTGCTGTTATGGAACGAAACCGTTTTCTGATAGCGTTTTCCTTCCTCCAGAGAATCCTGTATTCTGTCTTCAGGAAAAATCTCATACCCCAGTATATCATCATTCGTTGCGGCAATCACCGTTCCTGTCGCATTCTCCACAACATAAATCGACATACCTTCAACCAGCGGCAACCGCCCCACAATCTTGCTGATATCGCTGCTCTGCATCCATTCCAGCAATCTGTCCGGCGTTACGCCAATCTGCACCAGTGCATTGTCATTTTCTGCCCAGACCATCGCATACATCATAGGCTTGCCCTCTGCCGTATTCGGCGTTACATCCTGGCAAAGGGAAAGCGTGTGGTCAGAAAGCATAGGCTTGAAAAAACCGATCTGTTCCCCTGAATCCATTGTAAAGCCATAATATTTAGGGACAGATCCGTTAATGATTTTACCTTTTTCATCAAACACATGCACCTCGTCCACCCCTAACAGCTTCGCCAGCGCAACAAAATCATCTGCCTCCTTGTAATCCTCCCAGCCATGTGTAATATAATCCGCCGCGATATTCGCCCGAATAGTATATTCCTCCTTCAGCGTATCCTCCAGCTGCTGAAAGCTCCTTTCATTTTCCGTAATCAGTTCCTTCATTTGATCCAGCATCAGCCCGCAGGACTTCTGCGCATTTTGCCCGTTGTTCGCGTACTGCAAAAGAGAGCAGCCAATAAATAAAAACAGAAAAATCAGAAGTGCCGTGATATTCATACGGTGTGATCTGCGTTTCTGTCCCATATCTGCCTGATTTGTCTGCCGGTCTCTCTTTTTTTCAATCCTTCCACTATCTGCCATGTTTTTCTCCTCATTGCATAAGCCCGTCTGTATCGAATCCTGTTTCATGGATATCTCTCAAATTATCATAACACGCTGATATTTTATTTACAACTTTTATTCATAAATCCGAACTATTGGCTCATTATATACAGCAGCAATCAGGGCAAAGCTCTCTGTGCAGCGGATAAAGGGCATCCCAATAAAGAAAACATTCGCATATTTTAACAAAGCCTTATTCTGGAGACAGCCGTTAAGCGTCACTATCTAACCCCAAAAATCATCAGAAATATTCGAAAAACGTTGATTTTAAGGGATTTCTAGGTATCATTTATGACTATGTAAAATTTATCGCATTTATGCAAAACTTGTCCAATGGTGGCAAATCGGTGGCAATGCCACCCACGCGGTATCGGTATAATCCTAAATCAACTACACACAGAGTATCACAGGAGGTAAAAAACATGAAGAAAATTGAAGGTTTATATCGCAGCTACTGCCACGAAAGAGAACTGGAAATGCAGGAGTACCACACAGGAGGTGACAGAATGAAGGATTTGCAGGAATTTTTGAAAAGCAAACTCAATGCGGAAGATTATTTCACCGCGGAAGAGTTGCTGAATAATTTGATTGCCGAGACGGAAGAAAAAGGCTTTGCCGCAGGTGCAAAATATACCGCCGGTCTTGGGAAGGAATTGTTTGCGGAATAAAAAATTTGCCCCTCGAAAGAGGGGCTTTCAATGTTGCAAACAAACCCTTTCCATTTCGGAAAAAGTTGGACATGGTGCCGGATGCCCCACCAATGCCATTGATGGGGCTTTATCTGTATTTTACATTTTACCTATGTAAAATTGCAAGTATACTTATCATTTCTTCGTCAGCACAGCAACGCTACCCTTACTGGTAACACTATACCCAATAGCATCCGCCACATCCCGAATCTTGATATAATTTGTCCCATCCTTCAAAATCCGTTCCACCGTATGCTCTTTCCCATTGATAATCATCTTGCACTTTTCTACCACTTCATCATCCCTCATTTCGTATTGAAACACATCCTCGACCAACAGCCAATGCGTGAATTTATTGCACCGCAGGGGAACCTCACGCACGCCGTAGGCACTGCCATCCGCCGCCACATAATACGGGTGTCCATTCTTCATCCCGGTATAAACCCCGATATGCCCCTGCATCCAGACCAACGCCCCGATGGGCGCTTTTTCAATGGTGGAAATGGGGTTGATTTTGGTTGCCCTCGCCTTCCACTGGCCCGAACCGAGCGTCACGCCGCACGCCCAAGAAATCAGACCGCTGCAATCCACGCAGACCCTGCCGATTTTATCCCTGTCACTCAGCCAGACCATTTTCCCGTAGGTGTTTTTCAGAAATTTATAGTTCTGCTCCGTCATAACCTTGCCCTTCATGCCGTAGACATACGGTGTGCCGATTTTGGAACGGCAGAAGGCTACCAATTCTTTTCCTGTCATTTTTTTCACCATATACTCACCCCTTTACAAGCTCTCTGACCGTTTTGTTTTCCTTCAGCAGCTTTCGCATTTCCTCCAGTGCCTCATCCACCCACAGGGAGAAGGTATCGAAGGATACCGCCATAGCCAATGCAGGAAATCGCTGGATAAATAAATCGTAGGTCTGCCGCAGCTTCAGCTTGCCTGTGCCGCTGCCTAATTCCGCTTCTGCCTGCGTGACCGCCCACAGCAGCCATTCCTTTACCCTTTCCCTCTGCTCGGATGTTGGCATTTTCAGAAACCGCCCGATGCACACACCGACCATTCCAGTGGCCGCCATCAGCGCAACCACCAAATACCAATTTTCCATTAAAAACATTGTTCTTTCCTCCTTCTTTCTTTTATATAAAAAGCGCCCGATTTCTCGAACGCTCTTTCTGCTTATGCGCTTGCCTTCAAAAACAGCAATCTGAATGTTTCTCTCCCTTTTGGGGTAATCAAGGTCTGTGTGCTTGCAAAGCCCGTTTTCTCATTGGAAAATTCCTTTACTTCAAACAGACCGTTGTTTTTATCGGCATAAGGCTGAATCTTCCCTCTCTTGTCCCGATAAATAAATTTCTTTTCCAGCAGGAATCTGATAAACTCCTTTTCCTTAACCTGCAGCTGCTTTGCCGTTTCTCTGAAATTCGTCAGCAGATTTCTGTCAACCAATTCGTCGAAATAGTCCGCTTTCGGTTTCATAATCTGGTTATCGACCGTCAGCGAAGAATTGACCGCCTGCAACGCCTTATTCTTGTCCTGCTCATCCTTCAGAGCCGTACACAGCTTAATCATCATATCGGGGTTCAAAATTGCCTGCTCCAGTGTTTCAGGGGTCATGTATGCCCCATGCTTACGGATAGAAGGCAGTACCTCAGATGTAACCCACTTGCGGAAAGGCTTTGCCTCTGGCTTGTCACTGCGGAGAATGACGTTGTATAAGCCGCTTTCGTTGATAATATTTGTTTCACCAGATAAGCCGCCTAGATTGAATCTAGTCACCTCATCCGCATCTAATCTCCTTGTTACATCTGTAGGATTTTTAATATCCAAAACCGCACATACATCTTTCAGCACCCACCAAGGTTCGCCGTCCTTCTGGATGGTTCTGACCTCGTTGCCGTTGTAGTTAAAAATCTGTAAATTATTCATGCTTTCACAACCCTTCTTTCTCGAACGCTCTTAATCACTTCAACAAT